CTTCCTCTTCCAATTCCGGAAGCTCGATTTCTTCAGACATAACGTTCCATTCAAAGTGACTTATCGTTCTCCGGAGAGGATTCCCAAGTCCTTGCTCTCATATCTTACTACTAATTACTATTAGATAGATAGTAAGTAAGATATGAGAGCGCGGACTTGGGAATTAGATTTCCAAAGCCTGCTGCGGCGGCTTGAAACGACGATAAGCTGCGGGGGTTGGCTTCACGTAACCTTTGCGGCCTTGAACAAAAGGACCATAGTGCGACCCATAGACCATCTCCACCATCTCTCGAATGACGAGAAAGCGAACAGAACAGTTCACGGCGGATTGCGAGACCTTCGATCCATAGGATAACTTCGCACGAAGTTCTTCCAGCGAGACAAAGCGTCCTTCATCGGCTGTGTTGAATACGATTCGGAGAATCTCGGCCTGCTTCTCGGTGGGATCAAAGGTCATGAAACTTCTCCGTCGGGGGTTGGCTGTCGAAGGCCGTGAGCGGTATCTCGGTGGGTAGAGGCGTTCCGGCGTCGGGATTGAGGAAAACGCCGTACATGGGGCTCGCGAGCGTCATCTGTTGCAGGTTCTTGATCAGAACGCGGTCGCTCATCAGATCGATTGTCGAATGGCCGTTGTGACGCTTGGCGCCGGTGCGCTCCAACGCTGAATTGTGAAAGTAGAAGTGACGGCACGCGGCGAGCAGCTTCTCGCGCTCGAGGCCCTCTTTCGAACTAAGTTCAGCCACGACGCCCTCGTAATCCTGCGGCGAGGCGTCGAAGTGCTCTAAGAAGAACAAGACGCCCTTGTCGAATTTGTTCGAGTTCATCGGTGCGACGAACCGGAAGCCGGCCTTTTGCGCGAAATGGTTGAACTTCGACATCGACGACTGGATCTCCATGAACGGGAGACCTTCCATGCGCGCGACCAGGTTCAGCATTCGGTAGCCACAGCTGATGCCGCGGAAGCGAGTGTCGAAGACGTGCCTCGAGATGACCCGGAAATTCTGGTTCAGAAAATGGTAGCGGTGCGTGTTGATAAGCTTGTTGTCGCCGCTCTTGGGCTTTAGCCTCGGAAAGGCGACATGCCGCTCCTTCAGCAGGCCCTTCGGCGTCCCGGTGACGGTCACGCCGATGGTCTCGCCATAAAGCGTAGTCTTGTAGAAATGGGGCGCGAACGGCGTTCCGTCCGCCTTGTAGTGAAGCTCATGCAGCAAATCCCAGTCGCTTTTGTCGCCCCTGCTCACGATCATGTCGTTAAGCAGGGAGAAACGCGCAGCAGATCGCGTCAGGGGATCGCTGGGGCGCATCCGACGCTCTACGAGCGCATCTGTCGCCCCTGTCTCGCGATACGCATCAGCGAGCTTCCCTGCGAATGTCACGCGCGCACCTCTTGAACGCCACAGTTTATGCAGAGTCGCGGATAGGGCTGATCGATCGCGCGCGAGAAGGTATGGCCGCCAAGACAGTTGAGCTTGTTCTGAACCGGCTCCGCCTTCTTGACGCTGATTTTCTCGCGGAAATGCTTCGTGATCATGAGCGAGGGCGCGAGCTCCTCTTCGAGGTCGATATGCGTGGTGGCGACGATCAGCGTCTTGCCGTGTTTACGCGCCATTTTCTGAGCGTTAAAAGACACGACCTTCGCGGTCACGCGATCCAGCACGGCGCCAAACTCATCCGCCACCCAGACCTTCGCGTCGCTGGCGAGCATCATGGCGAGTTTCAGACGATATCGCTGACCGTCCGACAGTTCGGAAGGCTTCCGGAGATAGAGATAGGCGTCGGAAATACCAGCCATCGACAGATATTCCGCCGCGAGCGTGGTCGTTTTCCCGAGCTGGTCGATAACCGGCTTCTCTTCGAGCACGACCTTCTCGAGATCAGCCACGCCGATCTCGCGCATCTGGTGAGCCAGGTCGCGCAGTAGGAGCGACTTACCCGATCCGGATTGACCCGTGATGTAGACGACATCACCCGGCTCCACCTCGATCTTGAAGTGGTCATAGACGATGAAGTCCTTGTCGTGCAGACCCAGACCAAACCCCTCGGCGATCTCCAACACGCGCGGAGTTCGCTCGACGGCGGTCTTGAAGCGTTTATCGACGGTGTAGATCACTTCGACTCGCTCATCATGTGATAGGCCGAGGTGCTCAGATATTTCAGATCCTCGAGCGCGAGTTGAGCGCCGCCCAGGAAGCGAAAAGCGGCCGCGGAGGTGTCGGATTCGCGGTGCGGGAGCGAGACCCAGCGAATAAACGCGCCGACAGTCGGATCCCAGGCGAGAATAACCAGGCCGGTCAGCTCACCCTTCTTGGCGAGCTCGAGAGCCTGTTCGAGCTGTTTGACGGTCGTGGGGTCCACAATAGGCTCCTTGGGCGCGGGGAATTTCAACACATTGTTCATAAATCATCGTTGACTGTTGAAACCAGCTCGTAAGAGTCGATATGGTCGATCAACGCCGCGGCGCCGGTCTTGCCGAACTTGACCTCGAGCGCGGTCATGAAGGCTTTCACCTTTCGGCCTTCCGAGATGTTCAGCCGTTTGAAGCCGAACGCCTTCGAAAGCGGCGAGTCCGACGCGCCGATCTCGCGCTCCTTGGCGGCGTTATCGGTCTTCTGGACCTCAACGGCGTCCGAGATATCATCGACGAAGGCGCTCATATCGAGTTCGGCGATATCCTCGGTCAGGAACGCGAGCTCCTTGTCGTTGAAATTCATCAGCGAGATGTCGAGACCGAGATCCTTGAGGTCGAAAATCTCGGATTGGATCTTGGTGGCGTCGTAATCGGTCGAGGCGACCCGGTTATCGGCCAGGCGCATCAGCCGCGCCTCGTCATCGCTGACATCGACGACGCAAACCGGAACCTTCTTCAGACCCATCTCGATCGCCGCTAGCCGGCGGCCATGACCGGCGATGATCGAACCGGTGCCGCGCTGCACGACGATCGGCTGCGTCCAGCCGTATTGCTTGATCAGACGAGTGAGCGCCGTGACCTGCTTCGGGTCATGCACCTTGGCGTTCTCGGCGTAGGGAACCAGCGCGCTGACATCCCAGATTTCCATGGTCTCTTTCACGTTACTCATCGTCGCGGCCACCAAATGCTCCCGTCAAAAATCGGTCGTTGTAGGGGTTGAGCTCCTCGACAACCTCCTCGAAATTCTCACCGATCTCGCAGCCCTGACAGTCCTTCAGCGTGTTGAAACGTCGATAGAACTTACATTCGGTGCATTCGCTGAATCGGGCTTCCGGAATTGAAGGGTCGATCGAGGAGGGCTTTCTCACCCCTCGGGCTCCGACATGAACAAAAGGTGAACGAGAGCGTCGCCGGCATTGGTCAGTTCATCGGCTGCGGTGTAACCGTGCTCGGATTGAGTCTGAGCGATCCTGGCGGTGATGGTTTCCGCGTCGCCGAGCAGAACCTTGAACCGCATGATCGTGTGCGTCTTGGGCACCTTCGCCGCCGGCGGCTCGGGATCGTGGGTATCGTCCTTGGCGTCGAAATCCTCTGCGAGATCCAACTCGCTCAAGTCTATATCGCTTGCTGAGAAGATCGACGCGATGTCTGTGTCGGAGAAAGGAAGAAAGTCTTGGAGTTCCTCGCTATTCCCCATGTTCTTGAGCAGCTCCGCGAGAGCCAGAGTGTCATCAGCTCCGTACCGCGCGTTGTCCGCGAGGGAAATCTCTTTCGCTTCCTGGTCACTGATCGGACCAAGGTTCATGATCGGCACCTGCGCCAGGCCCACTCTCACCGCGGATTGAGCCCGATGCTCGCCGCCGATGATCTCGAAGCGGGTGACGACGTCACGGAGCCCGACAGCGGAGGGGCCGCTGATCTCTCGGACGACGACGGGCTTGAAACAGCCGAAGCGCCGGAGTGAGTTGTCGAGCTTCTGCTCCGAGGCCGGCGACATGACATTGGTGTTCCAGGGATTCGGAAGTAAATCCGCTGGGTTCGCGAAAAGAGCTTTGGGCACTAGATATCCTGTGATAAGCCTTATATGAATAAGTCAATATTGGCTTATCATGCAAAGGAGAGCAATAGCAAGTGGTGAATTTTACGCCAGAAAACCTGAAACTCGCCGCTAATTGCGTCGTGGCTAAGCTAATGGATGCTTCGCCGGCCGTAATCGACCAGGTCGCGGAGCTGCTTTCCTATCAGGTTGAGGGCGCGGAGTTCATGAGCGCGGGGTCATGGAGCGGCCGGTCGAGCTTCTATTCCCGGCGCACGCACACCTTCCCCGCCGGCTTCCTTCACATGGTCCATCACGAGCTCATCCAGAAGGGCCATAGAGTCCAGTTGATCCAGCGACCCCTCCCCGCGCCTAATGGCGTCGAGAACCCGATCGTGGATGAATTCGGCAACGATAATCCCAAGTACGACTTTCAAATCAGGGCACTCCGACAAGTCGAAAAGCACGGCCGCGGCATTATTCAGGTCGCGACCGGCGGCGGTAAGAGCAAGATAGCGAAGTTGATCGCGGCGCGTTACCGCAGAATGACGATGTTTCTAACCACTCGCGGCATCCTGATGTACCAGATGAAGGATGGATTCAAGGATGTGGGCTTTAATGTCGGCGTGATCGGCGATGGCGTCTGGGAGCCCGTGCGCGGCATCAACGTCGGTATGGTGCAGACCTTCGTCGCCAAACTCGAGGAGCCGGATCTAAACAAGGAGATTCGGGCGCAGGTCGCATCCTATGAGACCGCGATCGGCAAGGCGTTGAACAAGAAGCTTCCGGCGCCGGCGGTTCAGACCCGAGCCGACTTCGTTCGTATTGGCACGGCGAAATTCGAGGAGAAGACGAAACAGCGGAATCGCTACATCAATCTTCTGAAAATGGTCGAGGTCGTGATCGGCGAGGAGGCTCACGAAGCCGGCGGCAACTCCTATTACGAGATTCTTCGCTACTGCAAGAACGCCTCGATTCGAGTGGCTTTGACCGCCACGCCGTTCATGCGCGACGACGCCGAGGACAACATGCGACTTATGGCCGCGTTCGGCCCCACCTTGATCCGGGTTTCCGAGAAGCTCTTGATAGACCGTGGCATCCTGGCGAAGCCGGCGTTCAAATTCATCGTCAGCAAGCCGCATCTTAAGCTTCATCGCGCCTCGCCTTGGCAGCGCGCCTATCAGCTCGGCTACATAGAGAATCCCTTCATGACCGCCGATATCGTTCGCGACGCGAAGAAAGCGGCCGATCGCGGTCTCCCGGTGCTGACTCTGGTCACACGCACCGCTCACGGCGGGACGCTGCTACGTGCGATGAAAACGGCGGGGCTACGCGTAGACTTCATTCAGGGAGAAGACGATCAGCGGGGTCGGAAACGCTCGCTAAATCGACTTGCTAAGGGAGACATCGACGTTCTCATCGGGACGACGATCGTGGATGTTGGCGTTGACGTTCCGGGGATCAGCCTGGTGCAGCTCTGTGGCGGCGGCAAAGGCGAAGTTCAGCTTCGGCAGCGGATTGGTCGCGCGCTCCGCGGCAAGAAGGGGCTCAATATCACCTTCGTCGCTGATTACTCGGTCGATCTAAACACGCATCTGGCGGGTCACTCAAGAACCAGGCGTGCGATTATCGAAGCGACGCCTGGCTTCGTCGAGGGAATTCTCGCTCCCGGCGTCGATTTCGACTGGCATTTGTTCGAAAAGCGCGCGCTTCCTAGCAACACTTCGCTATAATATCGAGATGACAAAGCTCGCTGATCCCGTTCATTTCTTCGATCAATATGGCAGCTCCGTTCTCACGAATGAATACCTCCTAAAGAGGATCATCGAGCTGGAAACGCGTGTCGAGAAGCTAAAAACCCTGCTCGAGGCCGCCATTCGCGCGAAGAACGCGATCTCCTAATTCATTTCCACTCTGTAAACAGTCAAAATTGACTTGCGAAAGTGAAGCATGAAACTCCCTCATATCATCGGTCTCTGTGGCGATCCGAAATCCGGCAAGAGCGAGGTTCAGAAGATTATCGTGAAGCTCGGCGCCATCCCCGTCGATGACGGTCGCCCAATGCGTAAGTTCGCGGTCGATTCGCTCGGCTTGGACTGGGCCGACGTTCTCACTCAGGAAGGCAAGTTGGGCTTCGTCGAGATCAACGGCAAGCGATGGCAAGTTCGCGAGATTCTCGGCGAGCTCGGCAACAAACTCGAATCCATGTTCGGCATGGACGGCATCCCCTTCATGGCTACCCGAAACCTTCAGATCAATGACTCCTACTGCTTCGGCAGCGTGCGGCGAGAACAGGGTCATTTCTACAAGAAAATGGGCGGCGTGGTGCTTGGCGTTCGCCGGCCAGGCAATGCGCCTTCGGAATTTGAGTTCGATCACTTCGATCACAGCGCCGTCGATCTCTGGATCGACAATGACGGCGATCTCGAGGCTCTCGAAGCTTCGGTGGCGATCACCCTGGCGCTACTACCGCTGCTTCAGCGCCAGATCGAGTGGTCGGCGTGGGACGCTTGAGACTTCATCGGCGTATTCACCTCGAGATTGTCATGGCGACCGAGATTATCGTCAGAGGGATCGCTCTTGCCATCTACGCGATCATTCTCGGCGTCGTCATCTACTACCATTGACGGATCGCTGAGTTCGTTCTAAGGCGGTTTCGCTAAAAAGCGAGGCCGCCTTTATGCTAACCATCTCCTGTCTTTCCCAGAAGGGCGGCGTCGGCAAGTCCACGCTCTCCCAGCTCGTTGGCGTATCGTTCGCGGCGGCCGAATGGTCGGTGAAGATCGCCGATTTCAATCTCAAGCAGAAAACCTCGGTGGATTGGGCGGCGATGCGCCTCGAGGCGAAGCTGAAGCCTGCGCTGGCCGCGGAGGGCTATTCGAGCGTCAAGCAGGCTCTCCTGCAACAAGACCTCTTCGATCTCATGGTGATCGATGGGCGACCGGACAGCGACGTCTCCTCGCTCGAGATCGCCAAGACCAGCGACCTCATTATCATCCCGACCGGCGTAACGCTTGCGGATCTTCAGCCGCAAGTCCGTTTCGCTAATGAACTGCGATCAAAGGGGGTTCCGAAGGCTCGGGTGTGGTTCGCGATCAATAAGTCGATCGACAGCATCCTATCCGTCATGGATGCGAGGGAGTTCGTCAGGGTGGCGGGGTATGAGGTCTTCAGCACTGATATCCCGATGAAGACTGGCTATCAACACGCTCAAAACGCGGGAAAAGCGCTTACCGAGACCGCCTTTCCTACACTGAACGAGCGCGCTCAGTCGCTCGCCACCGAAATCTACAAGGAAATCATCGCCCTCACGAAAGAGGATCTAGCGAAAAATGGCTAAGATCGCCCCGCCGCCGCGCCGTTCACGCGTCCTCGCCCAAGCCGAGCAGTTCAAGGAGGAGTTGACGCCTAATCATCTCGCGACGCCGACTGATACGGGCGCGGCGACGTTTGTGGATCTCAACTTCAAGGTAGAGCCGAATTTTCACGCGCGCTTCAGAATCGTCGCGGCTAAGAGGCGGCTCAAGATGAAAGAGCTGCTTGTCGCCGCCTTCCAGACCTACCTCGAGGTCCACGGGATCAATGAGTGACGTCGATCCGCTTGGATGGCACCGGCGGGTTCGAGAAGAACATTGACTTCGTGTTGCCAATTTTGAGGTCTTTCATGTCGAAGACATGAATGTCGCCGCCGGAGGCGGAGTCGATGCGGATCGCGGCCTCGATCGCGGCGTAGGCGTCGAAACCGAGGTTCATCGCCGCCAGCGCGGCGAACGAGCCCGAGCCCAGCGCGACGCAATCGCCGAACATCTCGAACCAGGTGCCGGTTTGGAACATGAACTGGCGATAATCATGGGTGATGACCACGAACTCGGCGTCATCGATCTCGCGTTCGATCAGCAGCTCGCCCTTCGCATCCCAGGGTAAGTCATCGAGGTTTTCGAGAACACGGGCGAGCCAGGCCACCGTCGCCGGATTGCCAGCGCCCATGTAGACGCAGCCGTGCTTCTTACTGACGTCGAACTTTTTGGCGTTATCGGGATAGATCATCCCGCTGTTGCCGCCCGTGGTGCGCGAATCGGAGGCTACGATCCCATCTTTCCAAACGACAGTCGTCATGACAATTCAACCGATCCGTGTTGAACCGCATGGCTCGCCGTTCCCGAAATGAGAGCGCCAGCGGCGGTCGCTAAAGCTTTGGTCGAGTATTGATGCGCGAGACGAATGTTGGTGGTCCAGATCGAACCTGACCAGTAGAGAATCGGAGCTTTCGATGTGCTGGCGACCGTTTGATGAAGCAGCCAGCACATCGTCAGGGGTAGATGAACGACGGGTTTGAACGCGGGAGGCTTGACGACTCCTCCCGCGAAATTAGCCACGACTATGTTCGACGATGCGGGTCGGGACGCTGATCGCCAGCGCCGCGGCTGTAGCTTCGGCTTGCGTCGCATAGGCGGCGGCTGACGCGGCGCTGGCGACGAAGGTCGTCCCTGCCCACCAGCTCGGCGTGAAGATCGGCGAGGTCGGCTTACGTTCCAGAAGCCAGACAGCCGCGGCGGGCGGGATAGACGTCGGGCTGTGCGAGACGCGCGCGGGATCGATCGTCGAGGAAGCCAGATGGGTATGCGGCGGCTGAACGCTGGGAGTCTCTTCCACAGCAGGGAGCACGACGGGAGCTTCGATGGGAGCCGTAGGAACTTCGACGGTCGGCTGAGCGGCAATAGGAACGACGATCGGGGGCGTCACAGCCAACGGCACTTCGACAACGGGCTCGACAACGGGCTCGACAACGGGCTCGACAACGGGCTCGACAACGGGCTCGACAACGGGAGTCGGCGCTTCGATGACAGCGGCAATGGGCGCGACAATGGCGGAAATAACAGGGGCGACCGTCGGGGTGGCTTCGGCGATGATCGCCGTGGCGACATCATGGGCGGCTCGGAGAGCGGCGATGGCGGCTTCAAAAGCAGCGGACATGAGATACTCCGGCTAGAGGAAATATCGGCCCAGCGACTTAGCCGGGCCGAGGGTTGCTATTACGCGACGACGAGAGAGAACGCCTGAGACATGGAGTTACCCGAGCTATCGGAGACCTGAATGACGATCCAATAGGTGCCGGCCGTGGTCGGGGTGCCCGCGAGCAAACCAGCGCTCGAAAGCGTCATACCCAAGGGCAGGAGCGAACCGATCGACTGGAAGTTAATCTGCGTGCCGATAGCGGCAAACGTGAAGCCCGGGGAGACGCCACCATCACCGCCGCCAGCGACGAGCTGCTTGCTGTAGGCGACCGCGTGCGTCGCATTAGGCAATGCGCCGGCCGTGACGAAGCCGAGAAGCGGGTTGTTCTGGGTCGAGGCGGCGGAGACGCGACCCGGAACCGTGATGACGAGCGCGGGGTCGAGATCCTGCGTACCAGCGGTCGGCACATAGGAGAACGGAGGCGTCGCCGTCGAGGGAATGCCCACGTTGGAGCTTTGCGCGATATAGGGGTTCGCGGCGATCGCGGCGGTGTTGGCGGCGATCGCTGCGTTCGCGGTCACGATGTTCGCGGCGTCGGCCTGCTGCAAAGCGAGCACGTCGGTAATATACGCCAACATGGCGGTGAACGCGGTTTTCGCCAGCGAATCCGTGTTCGCGGCGATGGCCGTATTAAGGGCCGTCAGGTCGGTTGCCATAGTCATAGGGTCGATTTCCTCAAAATCTGGGTCTGGAAGGACGATAAGTCAATATTGACATACTCGAAAGGAGAAAGCTAGACGTCTTCACGACCATTGACCGACATAGGCTACACTCGATGACCCCAGCGGTGATATCTTGAAGTATGAATTTGCCCCAATAGTCACACTGGCGGAAGTTGATACGGTCACTGTTGGAATAACTGTACCCGGTGTGGTGACGCGAATAATCCCTTTGATAAAAGCAAGACCCGATGTCAGAATGGAAGTTGGCATTAAAGCCGTATTACTGGCGGTATTGAAAGACGAGTAAGAGGCGGCCGCCGCTGAAAGTGTTGTTACTTTACTGGCGTTCGCATGCCAAGCCTGAGTCCCCGCGAAGCTACCGCCGAGGGAAAAACCAAATGTCCCACTGGTAGAGCTCATACCAGTAAGCGAAAAGGCGCACTCGAATTCATAGGTGCCGACGTGGAGAGTAACAGCGCCGGTCGACGTGCCGTTGAGTAATTGCGAAGACGACCCGTAGGAAGCGGCATAAGCAGCCGTAAGAATCTGAATTTGAGCAGACGGAATTACGCCGCGGGCGCTAGCCACGACAGAGGAATAGAAAGCCACGCCATCAAATTCAACAGCGCCGGCGCCGGCGGTCGTCAAATTAGTGCCTGCCGTAAAATACAGTGGGGCTTGGGTCGCTGATCCGGCTACTAGATTAAGATTATCTCCGCAAATAATACCCGAGCTGTTGAATGAAATTGACGTAGCTCCGTTCGCCTTAATATAAACAGCATCCGATATTGGGGAACCGGAGTTAGTGCTTTGTAATGTAAGGGTGCTATTTAACGAGGTGCCGCCATATACAGTCGGCGAAAATAGTGATGCGGTCTGGATAGCGCCGGCGCTATTAACGGTTCCAGTGAATGACGGGGAAGCAGTCGGCGCGTAACCTGAAACTGAGACGTTAATCGTAACGTCGCCTGTCCCCGCATCCGCGCCGGTAGAGGTAATAGATACGTTGGTGCCGGCGATCACCTTAGCGATGACCGCCGAGCCGGATAGCGTCGTATTAAGGAGCGCGCGCGTCAGCGTGCTCGTGGCGATATTGGTCGGGCCATCAAAAAGCGTGCGTGCCATGATTTATACGATTTTCTTCGCGCGCGCGTCGCGCTCGGCGCGAAGCTTGATGATCGTCGCTCGATCAGCGGTGTTCTTCTCGACCAATGCCGCGTTTTGCTCCTTGAGAGTGGTGTTTTCCGTCAGCAGAGCGTCGCCGACCAGGTCGAGTGCGCAATTCGCGGCGAATGTATCGCCAAGCTCTTTCGTTAGACGAGCGACGAGGGCCGATAGTACCGAGGCATCTTGCATATTAATCTGCATGAACTATCCTTTATGTTCCTGGCGAACATCGCCGCCAGGAACATATCTCTCATATCTCGCCTAAACAAGTCAATATTTACTTCATATAAAAGGCGCGAAGTTTGTCGGAGGCCGCCGGGGCGAACAGCGTGGTGATCGTCGAGCCGGACAGCGTATAGTCATTGCCGGTGCCGCCCTCGAGCGTGCCGCCGTTGAGCTCCAACGTCAGAGTCGAAACGCTACCGGCCCCGGTCGCCGGGGTGTTGGCGAGCGTGAAGGACGTGTTCGAGCCGTTCATCGCGCCGCCAGGCGTCTCATTCACCACGAAGTTGGTGTACTTCGGGAAGCCAGTGCTCGAAGTGTTATTGACGGTCGTCGTCAACGTGCCGCCGGCCGATGTAACGTCACCCGACAGGGCGGGGAATTCAGCCGCCTGAAGAACACCGCTGGTCAGCTGAGCCAGACCAGATCCCGTACCAAGAGCCACGCCAAGAGCGGTCGCAACGTTCGTACCGAGCGCCGAGGTCTGTAGCGCGCCAGTGATGCGAGCGTCATTGCCGACCGCGGCGGTCGTCGAGGTGGTGCCGTAATTGACGCTGAAGGTGCTGCCGGCGAGAGCCAGACCAGTGCCGTTCGAATAGGAGGAGCCAGACAAGTCTTGCGAGAAGGCGGTGGCGGTGGTGTCGACCACGATCGCGCCAACGGTGGTGCACCACCATTTCGTATCCTTGTAAGTCGTGCCCTGAGCGATCAGGAAATACTGCCCCTCGTTGACTGTCGTGGCGGAAGCCCACCAGGTCGGGCGCGTCCAGGAGCCGGCGGCGGCGACCCAGGGGCCATTCTGCGTCGTGGTGGTCTGAGCGGTTAGAAGAATAATGTCGTTGGCGACGGGAGTGCCATCCGCGAGGGCTGACAAGCCCGACAAGGACGCGACGTTCGCGTTCTGATACCACTGAACGTCATGTACGCCGCCGATGCCGCCAGTCTTGGCGTCAACATAGGCCTTAGTGACGAGATCGGAAGCGTTGCTGGGGCTACCAGAGTTTTGAGCCGTGAAACCGCCGAGATTCAGCGCGGCGGTCATGGAAACGGTGCCAGCGGCAAGCAAGATGCCCGCGCTGCCGATGACGGAGGCGAATGGAACGATCGCGCCCGTAGCCATCGCCGACCAGGGGACAGACCCGGCTTGGATTTGCTCAGAGCCATTAAGAAGTGTGCGCGCCATGTTATAACCCTATGTAGTCTCGGACAGATATTGAAACACACACTCCGCGCCGACCCAAAGCAGCTCGGCTGGAATTTCCAAAGAATTCGATGAAATTGTATACCCAGATGGCGATTGAAACAAGCCATTTATAAATAGCGACAATCCGGCCAGAACAGTATCTACCATAGGGATAGTTTGAGCTGCCTCTGTAGTCGAGGTGAACTCATAGGTGACGATGTTGACCGAGGAGCCTCCGCCGGGAGTTCCAGCAGGCCCCTGTGCGCCTTGTGGGCCAACATCGACGATTTGAACGATAGTCGCGCTCAATAGCGGCAATAGAACAGTGGCACCGACGTCGATAACCTGAATTGTTATCTTCGGCGTCGCGACAACTTGAACAGCAAGCGCAGGGTTAGCCATCGACAAGGCTCGCGGTCATGGCGAAGACACCCGTTACATAGGTGCGCTGTTCCACGCTCGCGAAGCGCTGAATCTGGTAGCTAACCACCGTTCCGTCGGTCGGCATGGCGGCTGTTTCACTCGCTTGAAGCACGCAATTTACGCTCCAAAGCATCGGCGAGGTTGTGATATTAACTAGATTGAGCGTCCCGAGCGAGACCCGTTTGCTAAGAACGCCACCGGCGCCCCAGGTAATAAGCAGCTGCCAGTCGTCGCCAGTGCAGTCGAAAGGCAGGCGAATTTCGAACGGGAATGTATTATTCGCTACAGCGTTGTAGTTATAGACAGCCGGTTGAGGCATGATGCGATCTCTCGACTAAGAGTTACTGCGAGAGGCGATAATTGATCGTACCCGAGGTGAACGCGGTGACGTCGAGAAAATATTGAACGCCATATTCCGGTTCGTTCGTCTGAATCGAAACGGGAGCCGTCCAGGGGCCGACGCCTGTTACCGGAAGCAGCGTCACGCCGCCATCGAAGGAGCGAAACAAGCTCACGGAACCGACGAAGGTTCCCCAAAGCGAAACATTGAAGCCCCGAACGGGGACCGGCTTGAAGGGCAAAGGCGTGAAACCGACCGCGGTGAGCGCCCCGTTAATAACCTGCTTCGACTCGATGGTATCTGTGAAGGTAACTGACATAGACAATCCTCAAGGAGCGGGTCGCTACCTCATGATAAGTCAATATTGACCGCGCCACAAGGTCAAATGCCCTTAGATATCGGCGTTTGGTCTTTCGTAAGCCCAAACATCGACTCCGGCGACTGACCTTCATCCAGGGCGCAACGAGCATTCACCGATCGAAAAGGAACGCCGCCGGCCTCGAGTCTATCCGTCATGGACTGCGTAGCCGGCCTCTGCCAGCTCTCGCACGCCTCGAGCGACGCGAAGCTCTCATGCGACTTGACGGCCGTCAGGGGAGCCCCGCTGAGCGCCCAAACGATCAAAAACGAGTAAAACATCGATCCCACCTCACTCGAGAACGTTCATGGCGTACTGGGAGTTACTCGGCCGGGCGTAAATACCGCGATTGTAGAGCGTCGCGGCTCCCCGCCAGTTCCCATGCGCTAACCTAAGCGCCTCTTTCAGATACCGGACGCCCGCCTCGACGCCGACAGCGCAGTTCTTGAGATTGCCATAGACGCCGACGCTGCGGGCCGTGGCCGGCTTGACCTGCATCACGCCCTTGGCGACGCCGCTATCGGCCCCGCACTGGCCGCGCGATTCTACGCGAATAATCCGGTGAACCAGCTCCACTGGTACATGATTTCGTAAAGCTGACTCTTCCACGAGGGCCGCCAGACTTGCATTGAGGTCTCCATGAATATGGGTAGGAACCGCCTGAGTAACAACAGGCTCAAAGGGAGGTTGACGGAAGGGGCCGGCCGCCTGCGCTGAGCCAGATAGACTAGCCAGGAACAGCAAAGCCGGCAGACCTATGGGTATCCAGGGTGATTTCAGCTTCAAAGTGCGTTCCTTCTACGTTGATCAAAGGAAACCATACTCGAAGGTGCGGCAACACGTCAATATTGACTTCTGAAACGAAAGACGCCCTCGCGGTGAAAGGGGCAAACCCCGCGAGGGCGTCAGCTCGGCGGGGTCTGTAAGCGGCGACCCAGGCCGGACATCCAGAGATAGCGACTAAAGGTGGAGCGAGCACCGGTTCGCCTTCTGGTAAGTCAACATGGACTGTTGCCATTATCCTGTCAACAGGCGAATTCGCTAAATCTCTAAATCTTTCTGAAAAAGAAACGCGGAGACCCAGGTGTAGAGACCAGGGGTATGATCCACACTGAGGGTCTCCGCGACCGCTCACGGTGTCGATGGGACGTGATCGGTAAACCCACCCTAGACAGACGTTGAAGATCGTACAGGGTCGGAAACTACTCAAAGTGACAAGGGCGAGAGATATTCAGGTCGGATTATATCCTGGACGATACAAATCACTCTTAGGGATCACAAGTGAGACGTAAATCGCTCTTAGGGATCACCTGTGAGACGCTAGGTGGCAAGGGCGATGATATCCGGGTGTCTGGATCCTATAGGGAAACGCAAGCCTGGTCTGGACATGCTCCTGAAGTGGCAAGGATGTGATTTCCGGATCGGTAAACTGATTAGGATGTGATTTCTAGGTCGGGAACAATGGCGGGATAGCGTTCGCAGCACGTCAATTCACAGCGCGACTTCGTGTGACAAAAATGCCACACGTCAAATGTCTCGATTTCGAGCTTTTTTAATCACGCGCTCGAAATGTAGCAAATTCGCATGTGAACAGCGCAAACATCGATGTGACATATCTGCATCACTGTTGCTGATCAGCAACATGAGTAGTGTGACGAATATGTCACATGAGTAGTGTGACGCATATGTCACAGTGTTGCAAAACTACGCTAATACTTTCTGATTAGAAAGAAAATCAGTTTTGACGTTACCCGCGCTTGCATCTAATGCGAAAATCGTTATTGTCATTTTCAGCGAGTCGCTTCCGACTTGCTCAAATGTGAGATGCGATCATGTCTAACTTCACTGTCAAGATGTACAACGAAGCGCATGCGATGAACGATGCTATCGTGTACAACGAAGCGCACGCGATGAATGACGCCGTATTTAGCGACGCCGAATATGACGAAGCGCATGCGATGAATGAGCGTCGCGCTACAGCGCTCACAATCGTCTCTAACGTCGCTCAC